ATGTCGCCTATGCTTAAATCTAGTGCTGTTGCATCAGCTTTTATATTTATATCTAAACTTGTTCTTGAACGTCTTAGGATTACCTCAGCCATTTCCTGAGCCTGATGTGGATTATTAAGCATAGAAAAATCAAAACGAGCCTCTAATAACAAACCACCATCTGCTGTTTGCATATTAGAAAAAGTATCTGCACTTGCTAATCCTGTTTCATCTACTGGGGGAAATTGTGCGGTATCTGATTGATATGATTTATCTGGATTTGTAAAATTAACTATAACTCTATTATAACGAGAGTTTTTGTTTTTACTGCTTATTTGAATACCACCTATAATATTATCCTCTGTAAGAGTTATAGATGCTGAACCTGAACCCTCTACAAGTATTTTATATTTACCAGCACTAAAATTTAAAAATGATCTTGAACCTCTGACAAACGCTTTCACATTATCAATAGCTTTTTTTGATGTATCAACAACTGTGTGACTATCCATCAAATCAATCGTACTAGCACCAGAAAAAGGTGTAATATCTGTATCGCAAACATCGCCAGCAACTTGCCAATCAGCAAAATTAGAATCAAAATAACTATTAGGTATTCCCATACCAAATTTATCATTTCGCAAATAATCTAAAAGCTGATAAATTGGATTGTCTGAGTATTCCCATGTGCTTGATGTGTCTGCTCTATGTGAGCCTGAACCACCAGTTACAGTGCTATCTAAATTTGGATTATAAACTTTTCTACCTTTCACAATAGCATTTACAGTAGGAAGAGAGCCAAAAGCATCTGAGTTCCATTTAAATTTAAGTGCTATGTACGCTAGCCCCCTGAGCCGATGATTCGATGTCCATGATGATAAACCTGATAACAAACTAGATGCACTTTGCGAATCAGTGCCATAATGAGGTTCAACAGTAATTAAACTTTCTGCACTAGAATCATCGTCTGGTGCTTTGAAATAGTTTGCATCAGAACTAGCAACAGTTCTTTGAGTGTTGTCTGCTAAGTCTCCACTAAAAGTAACCTCGTTATCATTAATAAATATTTTAGTTATGTCATCTATTTCGCCCTCAGAAAGTATTATAGCCATATAAAGAAACTCGTTGTCTGTGCCTGATGTTTCTAAAAAAACAACATTTCCTCCTACTTTTCTAGTTCCGTAAACAATTGGTATATGTGCATTTGCACTAAATTTATTTACTAATACACCTTTTGCATTTTGATCGGCTAAATTATCTCCAAAATCAGGAATATCAGGAATAGGATTTAACCAACCGATAACATCTTCAACAATATCTACAACAATATCAACAACATCTGAGACAATATCAAAGGCGGCATCAACAATTTTCTCAGCGGCTTTAAAAGGATTAAATTTACCCATTACGTCAATCTCCAGTTACTTCCCATGTTTTCAAAACCTAATCTTTCAAATACCGGGTCTATATCAAGTTTTGTAGTTGTTGATAAGACAATAGGGTTATTTTCAGAAACTCTTTTGACCATATTAATTAATTGTTTGAGTAATTTATAATTTCTAAATTGCGGTTGCACATAAATCATTTCTATTTCTACTATTTTTTGTTTACTAAACCAATATTCAGATTTATGAAATATTAGACACCCAACCATTTTATCTTTGTCTAAATCTTTTATACAGATAATTTTACCTACTTTTAAAAAAGTATTTAAATAATAATTAACTTTTGAATTGTCTAGTTCAGGGAAATTACAGTGTGTTAAATGTGTTTCTTTCCAATCATGGATTAAATAATTAAGTTCTTGTATATCTTTTTTTTCTGCTTGATATAAATGAATACTTGTCATTCTCTGCCCCAACGTATATCTCTAACAGTCAAAGCCGCAAACTCCATACCTTTATCGCCGCTAAAAAATCTTTGTTGAGAGTTATCGGTTGTAGTTCTACCACTTATTTTGCTGAAATTACCCCAATGTGAGGTAACAGTCAGTATTAAATTAGCTGTAGTAGTATTATCGCTTATCTTGTATTCGTCTATTGTTCCGTAAAATAATAAAAATGGGTCGCTAATTAAAGCATTGTTACTATCTAAATATCCTCTGTAAATATAAACATTATCATTAATTATATTTTCACTTAAAGCTATAGATACATAAGTTTGATCTACAGCCGATAGACTAATAGATAAAGAATTTTTTGTAGGTTGATTTGTTTCACTTACACTACTGATATTACGAAGATGTCCATTTGATTGATACGTTCTTGATGTGCCAGATACACTAGATGTTATATCAAAGCTGGCGTTTGTTAAATATATTGGTGTTCCAAAGCCTATCTCTAATAAAATAACGGGGTCAATGATTCCAGTTGCTAATTGTGTCTTTACCGAACTCGATAATCCTCTTGCCATTATAAACTCTCAATAACATCAAACTCAAATTTAAATAATAAATTACCATCTTTATCGTTAGAGTTTGTTTCAAACTCTTGAACATCGCTTGTTAGATGAACTGTCACTGGAACTGAGTCATAAGTAACAGAACTGTTATCAGCTAAAGCAGTTCTTAAAGGTGGTTCGATAGTCACAGTTGCGGCATTACTTGATGATGTCACATCTGCAACAACCATATAAACTTTATCGTGTGCAAATTTTATTAGGTCTCCCGCTTTCAATCTTCCAGTACCATCAGCCGCAAATCCATCAATAGCAATAGTAGTATCAGCGGCAGAGTGTGACCCGTTCACGAGTAGAGTTCCTGTTTCATTACCAAGTGCATTAAATGTGCTTGGCAAGGTTATTGTGAAATTTTCTTTGCTACTTCTTTGTTTAATAATAAACGCCATGATCGGGGCAAACTCTGACCTAGTCATAGGAGGATATGAAATTGTAAAACTAAACCTTTGTCCTTGTACTTGCCTCCTAAATGTTTTGCCACTATCAGTTTCACTAAGTAAAGTTTTTTGATTCGATTTTAAATTGATTGCCTCAAAGTTTGTGTTTGGTAAAGACCCACTCATATCAATGCCGCCTTACCTTTTTCATTAACAGCATTATTTATCATGTTTACAATTACACCTCTGCTATTAACTAATAATTCATTAAATCCTCTTGCATCAACAGTATTGATATTAAAATTTACTGTCACTGGTTGTCCGCCACCAAGTTTATTATTTGGAATTACATTTGATGCTCTATCAGGAACTACCATTTCTGGCCCAGCCTCTCCAACCATGTATGGTTGGCCTTGATTCATTCTACCACCAAGCCTACGACCTTGATATTTTCGACTTGCTATTGTTGCAATTTGGGCCGCACCTAAAGCACCAATGGCAACAGCTAAAGGTATTCCAAACGGGCCAAGTGCTAAGGCTTTTGTGACACCTCTTGCAGTGTTTACAACTGCATCTGCCATAGCTAAAGCCTTGTTAATTTTAAAAGCGGCTTTACTATGTTTACTTAACTCATCTAAAGCCTCTTTTCCTGTTGCTTTTGTTAAATCTTTAATTTGTTCTTTATTAAGTTTTTCTAATTCTAACTCTTTAAATTGTCTGCTTTTAATATGACCTAATTGTTCATTATAATTTCTTTGCATTGTTTCTTCGATCTTTTCTAACTCTTCTTTAATTATTTTTAATCTTTCTTTAGCACCCTGAGTCACAATTAAAGTTTTTAATTTTTCAAACTCTTTCATTCCCTCTAAAAGTTTTATATTAGCCATTTCTTGAGTCAGTTCTCCATCAAGAACTTGTTGATCTAATAATGTTTTTAAAGCGGCTTTTGATTCTCTAACTAATTCTAATTCTTTATCTACTCTTTCTTTTATAAGTTGAGTTTCTGTTTTGTTTCTTTCTCTAATTCTTTCAAATACTTTTTCATTTTCTGCCAACAATTCTTTTGATGATTTTTTGATGTCAAAAACTTTGTTTTCAAGAACCTCAATAGTTTTCAAGGCCTCTGCCGCACCATCTCCAGAGGCTTTCATTCCTCCATGCAAAGCGTGACCGATTGAATTTGCACCCTCAGTCATACCTGTCATTTTTAACGCAAACTTATCAAATAATTTATCTATTTCTTGAAAAGCTAGATAAGCAAGACCACCCGTTGCAAATATACTTACTAAACCTACAAATCCTCTTTTTACAGCAGATGCACCAGCGGCCAACATCATGGTTGCTTTTGCAACATTCATTATTGCAGTTGCAATACCCATAAATACTTTTGCAACACCTAAAGATATTATTATTTTAATTCCTAATATAAATTTATCTTGATTTTCGTTTACAAATTTAAAAGCATCTGCAATACTTTTAACTGCAACAGCAAGACCTTGACCTAATGTTTTTGCAAAACTATCTACTGTATCTTGATTATCTTCTATAAATTTATTTAAGTCTCCAAACTGTTTTTTAAGTTCAGGAAAGAAACCCTCTTCAACAATAGTTTTTTTGAAAGAAAATACTTTATCGCCTAGCATTGATAAAGTTCCCTCAAATGTTTGTGCTAAAGCATCTGTTGTATTTCCAAATTTACCGCCTTTACCAAATACCTTTTCAAAAGCGGCAATAGTTTCTTCCGCCGATACTGTTGCACCAGCAGAGAACCCGAGCATATCTCTTACACCTTTTTCTCTAAATATATCTGCCGCCGCTATACCACCAGCAAATGATCTTTGTATTTGATTTGCGGCAGTGACAAAATCAAGTCCTGTCACAGCGGCTACATTACCAGTAATTTCTAATATTTTTGCTAAGTGATCTGCGTCCTCTGAAACAACTGCAAGATTACCCGCACCAGCTTGGATTTCGTCTAATGAGAAAGGAACTTTAGCCGCAAACTTAGCCATGTTGTCAAAGGCTTTTGAACCCTCCTCAACACTACCAAATAAAAACTTTAATCTAACTTGTAATGATTCGACTGACTGACCAACATTAACTAAATTTTTTATTACAAGACCAGCACCTAAACCAATAAAAGCATTTTTTAAATTAAATACAGATCGTTTAAGACCATCAAGATTTCCTTTGATACTATTAAGGGCTTGTTTGGATTTATCCTTAGCAACTATATCTATATTTACTTTTTTTGTAGCCATTATCTTAATTTGTTTTTATATTTATTTTGTTCTCGTTCAATCTCTAATCTTTGTTCTTCAAAATATGCTAACCACATATTAAACTCAAAGACACTCATTTGCAATATTTCAGGGATTGTTTTATGTAATCTCTCAGCGAGAGCCATTACATTATAGACTTCAGGATTTTTTAGTTTTTTTTAACGTCATCAAAGTTCGTTCCTAAAATTTGGTTCGAAACTCTGGCAATAACATCTGTATCTGCTTTTGTTTTAAAACTAAGTATGTGTGTAGCATCAAACATTTTGTTATGATCTTTGTCTAACGCTTTTTCAATTATGACATCAATAAGAATATTTAGGTCGTTGTTATTCGCACCTTTAAATAATTTGGATTTCTCCATCATATTAAAAGGTTTAGCGTAAATAGCTTTATCGCCTACAAGTCCCCACTCAGGAACTTCTATTACTCTTATTTCAGTTTCTTCAAAATGACTTCGTATTCCGTCAAAATAATCGGGTTTTTTATCGTCAGGCATAAATTAAATTATACTGTGCCGATAGTTAAGCCGCCATTACCTTGTAAAGATACTGTTCTTGTAGTCACTCCATCTAAAGTAACACCTACACTCATTCCAGTCACGATTGCAGTCCCAGACAATTTTTGTTCGCCTGAACCTGAACCCTCTGGCATGAACTCTACACTAACACTAGCACCTTGTGTTAGGTTGCCTTGTGCTGTGTCGTCATCGTCAAAATTCATATCGATTGACGCTGTGTATGTGCCTCTTCCAACAACATAAGATTTCATTGAATCACCTAATGCTGTGTCCTCTACGATGTCGTGTGTTGTATCAACAGTGAATCCAGTTGCTTGACCGATGTTAGTTCCGCCAATATGAACAACTGCGTCCTTACCATGATGAGTAGCCATAATTTATTACTCCTTTTCTTTCTTTAATTCTTTTATAACTTTTTGCGTTTCTTTTTCAACTGATATTTTTTTATTTTTACCCTCAACAGTAAAACCTTGTTTCTCATAATACTCTTGAAAGTCAGGCGAGATTTTTATTTTGGTATCTCCTTTTACCATTACTATATCCATAGCCATTATGCAGTCCCCCTTGTAAATTCATACATCACACGCACAGTTATTCTGACTCCACCATAAGGATAGATAGTACCCTCGTCTGACGATGCCTCAATAATTTGTGTATCCAACGCATTTCCATTTCTTGTTATATCATTATCAAGAGTTTCTTCAACTACTTCAATAATTTGGTTTCTAACAGTATCAATATTTGAGTCTGTACCTTTGCCAAATGCAACTATAGAAAAATCTATTGTTCCGGTATATTTACCTGACCCTGTTGCACCCATAGCAGATGGTTCTCTCGATTCGTCTCCAGCTTGAATAAATGCGGCTGGAAATTGTGCATCTGATAATTCTTCTACCTCAAATGGTTCTCTTGTTAATTTTTTAAACTCAATAGGGCTAGTCACAGCATCAAGTTTTGTAATTATATCATTTGCTATATCTTCTCTTTTACTCATAGTCCTAGTTGTTTAAAATATACCTTACTAAATTCATTTATAATAGTATCTTCTTCTTTTCTGCCAATAGCAAAAAATGGTCTTTTGATCTTTCTTTTACCTACACCAAAACTATCGTGAAAACTAGCAATCTTTTCTCGTTCTTTGTTAGCAAAAAACAAAGTATTTTTATAACCTATGTTTCTAAAATCTAAACTACGAAACATTTTGCCAGTATCAGTTAAATCAACAAATCCAGTTTGTCTGCCTCTCTTGTCTCGATCTTTTTTTGTGGATTTTGCATAAGCAATCATTCTACCGCCATCTGGTAATTTACCTGATTGAGTTCTTTTAGTTATCATCAGAACAGCCATGTTTGAAACATTGTTTAATGCTGTTGTTATTGATTTTCTTTGTTTTCTAGTAATTCCTTTTATAAATTTATTGACCTGAATGGTATTAAATTTTACCTTTACATCGGCAACCATTATCTCACTAATCGTAAATTGTGTAGAGGCTCTTTCTCACTATCAGATACAGTCCCCCCGCCGTCCTCATCATATTCGACCCCGTCCCGCAATATAGCTTGGAACTCTTCATCGTATCTGTCCCTGTAAAAATCAATTTGTACTTGGAATGTATCTTTGCCCTCGCCAGTGTCAGGGTCTCTCCATTTAGTAAGTTGAGG